AGTCACAGAGATAAAAGATGCCGTTGCCAAGAAAATGGCTAAAAATAACGAAAAACTGTATAATCTACTTGATAATGATGCAATATGAGAACCACTTACTCCAAACAGTCACTAAAGCCGGAGTTAGACCACAGGGAAGAAAGTTGCGAAGAGCCGAAAGGAAAACGCAAAGATTGGTTGACACACAGTTTGATGTCCAAATTAAACATATTACGAAGAAATACAAGAGGCTACTTAACAAAAAGGATTTCAAAGCCTTAGAAGATGATGTTGATTTGATTTTTGGGGATAAGTTCCCAGATAAAACAATGATTAACGAAATTCTGGTGGTGAGTGCAGCAACAATGAAGTTAGGTGCAGATTATAGGATAAGAGCATCAAGGCTCTCAAAAATAGGGATTAGTTTTAATTTAAAGCATCCTTTAGCAATTGATTACCTTACGAATACAAGACCGTTGATCTTGTCGGCAATGAAAGAAACAACAAAGGAACATATTAAACCTTTACTAATTGAAGGGATAAGCACAGGGGCTTCACCTCAATCACTAGCGAAAACTATCAGCCAAAACTATGCGTTTAGCAAGGATAGATCCCTAATGATTGCTGTGAACGAAATGGGAACAGCTTATGAGGAAGGGAACTTTATTCCAATGGTAGATGTGGAAGCGAAAGGATTTGATGCGATAAAGAAGTGGCTTACAGTAAATGATCCGAGAGTGACAGTTGAGTGCCATAACAATCAAGCAATGGGTTGGATCAAATTGAGGAAAGACTTTAGCTCTAATGACGAGAAAGCACCTAGACATAGCAATCCTAGATGTAGATGCACAACCTTATATGATTATAATTAACAAAAAAATATGCCTAAAATTAAAGACATGAAAAAGAAAGGAGTTTATCACTTCCAGACATCTTTCAAAACCATCAAACAATCTGACTCAAAAGCGGAAGGGGCAGAAGATGGTGTTGTTTTTGGAACAAGAATAGCTGGATATGCTTCAACCCCTAGCCTTGACATATACAATGATGTTGTTGAACCAGAGGCTTTTCGTGAAAGCATACAAAAGAATTATAAGAAGAATCCTATAATTTTGTTTCAGCATCAATCTGACAGACCTATTGGAAAGGCAACCTTTATGAGCATTGATACAGCAGGGCTTTATATTGAGGGGGTAGTTGTAGACAAAGACATTGAGCCAAAGATACAGGCAGGAATTTTGAGGACATTCTCAATCGGGTATATACCTCAAGAATCAGAATTTAGATCAGCAGAGGGGGACTTGTTAGACCCAGAGGATGCAAAAGACAGGAACAAAATTATGTATGATGAGGATGTAAAAAGGATTATAAAAAAATTAGATCTAGTTGAAAATTCAATAGTTTCCGTTCCTGCAAATCTAGATGCACAGTTTGATTTAAAGAAGTCCGTTAAAAGCTATTTTGATGATGTTGTCAAAAAAGATTTATTAAATCCTGAAAATGCTTTAAAATATACAAAGGAAGATACAAAAAATAACCCTACTCTTATGGACGAAAGGAAAAATTTGCTTGAGGAAAAAGAAGCCGAAGAAGCTGAGGAAACTCCTGTTGAAAAAACAGAGGTTGAACCAGAAGCGGAGGTTGAAGTTCCTGAAGAAACTCCTGTCGCTGAAACAGCCGACAAGGAGGAAGGTGTTGAAAAAGACGCCGAAGAAAAGCCTGTTGAAACAGACGGGGAAAAGGTAGAAGAAGCTGCCGAAGTTGCAGAGGAAGAAGCAGAAGAACCTGCGGAGGAAGCTCCCAAAGAGGAAGCACCTGCGGAAGAACCTGTTGAAGAACCTGCAAAAGAGGAAGAAAAATCTATCGTGGAGAAAATCATGACAAAGGAGGGTGCGGAAGTTGCTATCAAAGCAATTGAAAGACTCACTTGCGAAAATGAGGCTCTACAAGCAAAGTTGGATGATGCTAATACTAAACTCGGATCTACACCAGAAAAGCAAGCATTGGCTTATAAAGGTGAAGAAGCGAAAGAAGCAAAGGCTGGATTCAAGGATGCTCTCGCAAATGCTGCGTAGGCATGGGTTTATTTAAAAAATTATCATTAACAAACAACTCAACATGAGTAAAATTAAATTTGAGGATGTGATGGCTCTTGCAGGTGAGGGTAAACACGAAGAAAAATATGCAAAAATGTCTGACGAGGAAAAGAAATCGTCAATTATGCGTTCTTTAGGAATGGAAACAAAAGCGAACGAGGTTCTTTCTACAATCAACAATACTAATTGGTATGATGCTTATGGAATGGTCAATGATATTAAGGATTTGACTCCACAATTCGGGAAAGTTCTTTCACAATTTCAAGGTGGATTTGAAGGGAATAACCTTCCTGTGAGTTATCCAATTCCTTACGATATTACTGATTACTATATGCAAGGAAAATCAGAGTGGGAAGATGAAACAAAACCTGCTTTCAATATCAAAACTCAAACAGACAACAAAAACACTCTAGCATTGACTCCACTTATTCTTGAGTTCGGTATCTCTGACAAAATGATCTCTCACTCAACTGACAAGCAGTTATATGAAAAGGTTTTGCAGAAACTTCTTAAGTCTGCGGCACGAACAATTGAGAGCATGATCATAAATGGAGATAGTACGGCCGGAGCGACAGGAAATGTCAATTCTGATGATCAAGCACCAGCGACAACCTTTGCTGCTGATGGTGGAACTGCTTACCATGCCACACTTTTGGATCATGGTATAAGAGAAAACTCAATCACAAATTCAAATACTTACAATGTAGGTGCATTTGATTCTGATGATATGCTTGCGACTGTAAGAAAATTAGCAGAGAGATATCAAGAGGAATTTGATGATATTCTTTTCCTCACAAATCCTTCAACTGGTGTAGTGATGATGACTGACGATGGATTTAAGTTGGCGAGTTCTACAAACAAAGGGGCTGCAATTGATACAGGGGTAATTGCTAAACCTTGGGGCATTGATATGGTTTCAAGTCCTCTAGTTCCAAAAGCGGAAGCAGATGGAAAAGTATCTAAAACTCCGGGTAACAATACTCTAGGGCAGTTTGCCGTAGTTTATAAACCTGCTGTTAGGTGGGGATTTGGAAAAGACATTCAAGTTGAAGTTGTAAGAGTTGCTGGATATGGTTTCCACATGATTGTTACAGCCGAAGCTGGATTCACTATTCTTGACTTAACTAACACTTGTGCTTTAGGAATGAATGTAACTATTGCCTAGTTGTTTTCTACTGTGTTGCCTCTCAATTCTGGGAGGTAGCCAGAAGCAAATAATTAACCCATTAAAAAATGGACAAATTCAAATCTTACATCCTGATTGAGTATGTTGGCGAATTACCAATAGTGGCTCGGCTAGAAAGTGGTGCGGAAAAAGTAGAGTTCAGCGAAGGGGACATCCATTATGCTGAAAAGAAAAAAGCGGATCACCTATGCGGAGCTTACAAATTTAAGATGGTAAATCCTGTGGATATTTCTGCGGATCAATTAAAGACTGCACAGAAAAGATTACAAAAGATAAAAGATGCAAACGAAGCTCTTGAGAAAGAACAGGCTGAAATGCGAAAAGTGGAGGGGGCTAAAAAGGAGAAAGAGGCAGAAATGCGTGTTGAATTGGCAGAGATAAAAGAGAAATACAATAAAAAAGAATTTACTGGCGAGGAATATGAGGAAGCTAGGAAAGAGATAACAGAGAAATGGGCAAAGAAATTTGAAGGGAAAGCTGAAAAGAAACCTGCTAAAAAAGAGAAAGAGGAAGTAAAAGAGGAAAAAGTTGAAGAAGATTTAAGCGAAGGTAGCAAAGAACAGGTTGAACAAGATAAAGAGGACAAAAAAGCTGAATAATTGAAACAATTATTTAAATAAAACAATTTACTATGGGTAAACTTGGCTATACCAAAAAAGGAAAAGCTGCAAAGACTGGATTTCTTTTAGTTAGTGCGGCAGGAACGGCAGAATCATTACATCCGTCTATAACAGCGACAACTATTGCATTTGTGGATTCCGATCCAGATACAATAACAGATTCTGGAAGTGGGTTTTTGAATAAAGGATTTCAAGCAGGGCAGATTATAACAGTTTCGGGGTCGGTTGCTAATGATGGAAATTATACAATTGCGACTGTGGCTGCTGGAACAATAACGCTTATCGCTGGGGATGAGCTAACTGCAGGAATAGCGACACCATCTGTAACAATAACTGTTAAAGACAGAATTGCTGTTCGGGATGTGACTTGTCAGTCTTTAGGAGGAAATACATCTGCTCATGTAGCAATGGCGAAATCAACAGCAGTAACTTACTCAACAGAATTCGGGATGATGGTTTCAAAATATAATACAGCCTCTTGGAATATGTGCTATCTTGACGAAATTTATATTGATGTCGGCACAAATGATGATGGCGTATTTTATGAATATACACCAGTCCTTTAACACAAAACATACATGAAAAAATTTCTAAAAAGATTTCTGCTTTCTGGATTAGCTTTAATTCTTATCGCAAGTAATTCAGCTTTTGCCGTTAGTCTAGGCGGGGGAACAATAGGGACTCAATCTTATTGGTATTTAGATGGCACAACTCTTGAGCCTAGTGATGCAAGCTGGACTGTTGCAGGTGGGGAGATTACCCCTGCAGGTGCAGATACAAATGTCCAATTTAATGATTCGGGCGTAATGGCGGGATCGGCAGACCTTACTTTTGATGATGCCACGAATATATTTACCTTAACAGGAACAGGAGCGATAACAGATACAGGGACAGGCACTTCTTTTGCTATCACTCATACAAACGCAGCAGGAAATGGATTAGTGATTGATTCGGAATCAACTGCAACTGATGCCCTTTCTATATTAGGGAAATATGGGGCAAAGATTGAGCAAGATTTGGCGGATGGCTATGGCTTATGGGTAACAAGAACATTAGCAGAGGTAGGAACAAATCCTTTGGTAACTTTTGTTGAAGATGATGCAACATCTACACAATCAGTTTTGACAATAACAAATGCTGGATCAGGTAATGATATAACAGCCCCTTCCTATTCTTTAAATAATGGGACAGTAACAGCGACAACTTTAACAGACGGCACAGCCTCATTAACAGCAGGTGCTTTAAGTGGAGTCACTACTCTTGGAATGAGTGGTGATTTAACTATTTATGATGCAGTTAATGATGGCAATCCAGTATTCCATTTAGGCTCAAGTGCAGCAGAAGCCCTTACAATATCTTCTGTATATGATACTGGAGCGCAAACTTTAGATTATATAGAGTTTAAAACTAAGGCAGCTTCAGGAGGTGCTAATAAGGGTAAATATGTATTTAATGTAGATGAAAGGGATATTTTAACAGTTACAGA